AGGGGATAAAAGGACATTGGGTATAGCGGGGAGGGGGCGTTTTTCTTGCACTGAAAAATCAGCGCACTTGGACATGGTCTCGCAGATTGTAGACGGATTTATCATGTTTTGTCGTCTTTAAGCCATAATCGAGTGTAAGCACTTTAGTGAGCCCTTCATTGTTCATGAACCTCTCATAGGAACACGAAGCGAACTGGAAGAGATCAAGATACTGGACTTCATCAAGCCGGTACCGACGACGGAAACTTTCCTCATCAACAACAAATTCGGGATAGTCGTCTTGAACGACGACCTTGTGAACGAAGTAATCATTGTCGAAATAAGGGCCGTTACCGACGGTCTCCTGCATCCGTTGAAGGACTGCGAACTTAGCGCGTGGGTAAGCACTACGGAGTAACCCTCTCTGGAAACGGAAGGCACGCTCTTTTAACCCCATGTTCTTTGTTCCTGGCAAGTCACCTTTGCAAGCACCAGAAGCACGAACGAGTACTCCAAAGTTGAGCAATGGGCGATAAAAACCATGATCATCGAGAACAGGGGAATGCTTGAGGAATTGGAAATCCTCGGGACACTCGAGGGGTTTGCAACCAGTTACGACATAACCGGCAGATTGAGCCGCGGCTTCAATATCATCAGAACCGCTGTAAGAACTCTCAGCGATCGCGAGACCAATAGAAATATTGGCGAGGTTGTTGATGGCAGTGGTAATAGTGCTACCACTGTAAAGCATGGGCCTACTTGGCTTCAGCTTAACAAAGTTCCTGCGATCCGCGCACGACACAACGCGCAGCGGTGCTTGACATTGTGCAACCAATCTCTCCATATCATGAACACACTGATCAGTACTCATGAGATTAATAAGTGTCTCGAAAACGGATGGTCCATGACTTGAGTCACAGGACGAAATATCGAGATTATACCAATCTACGCGGGCACCGCACCGTATGCTTAGACACGAATCATCGGAAAAATACACAAAGTAAAAACGACCCGGTGGATCGATCAACTTCCGAAAAACTGTTTCAAGTACGAAAGGATCGGGGGTCTTGCAAAAGAATATCTCTCCCCCAAGATACTCGATAGAGCACGAACTCTGAGCCTGCTTTAAGAGCTCGGTGAGACGGAATCCGCGCAACGAAGCGGAAACACCGAGATCACCAATCATCCTCGGCTTTTTGCGTGGTTTGGCCCATTCATTCTTTTTCATTTTCCACAACACCGTCCGAACCCAAAGATCGGACGGACAAGTACTGCGATTCTCAATCTTCAGCTCACGCCACGCCTGGATGCGTAAAAGCCTTTTTGCGTGCGGATCGTCGTGATGACGCTCAGCTTCTTCCTCCGCTCCAGAGTAATCTTCAAGATAAGGCGCATAACGTGCGCGCAACCTCTCAAAGAGTCCTCGGTGCTTAAGGAAAAAGTCGAACTGATTAGAGAAGAGTAAATCATGGAAACCAACATCAATCGATCCATCAGCGAGAACACGAGTTCGCTTACCGGTGAGACGTCGGATGGCTATATTGACATTATAGTCATTGTTTGAGTAAATGAGCCCGTTGTGTGAAGCACCAAATCCGAAAAGTGTACGGTAAGTGCCATCCACTCGATCACTATCTTGTGGAAAGCACAACTGACCGCGTGAGAAGAACTCCGCACCTTTAACGACCTGGAAATCGTCGTTATAAAAGTACGGTTCATCAACGCAACAGTTAACCGTCCCTACTCGGAAAACTCGGAAGTGGTCTCGGGACGCTCGAACACTTCCTTTAGCTGAAAAGCCGGTTGAAACGAATGCAATAAGCACGCCTCTTCCATGCGGACATCCTCAATAAATCGCATCTGAAAGAAGCGAATAATCGTATTATTAAGGACGCGCTCGGAGAGACGGCGGTATTCTGTAATACCGTCGAGACCGGCGACGACACGTCGCATCGCGGGGAGATAACCCTCCAAAACCTCAATCTTACCGTTGACCGTATGGACGCTTGAACGGCAAGCGAGGTCTTTGGCACCGCGCTCTTTCATATCGTTAATCCCCCTTAACAGCTCAGGGAAAATAGTGACACGTTGTTCACTCTGATAGTCACCAACAGCGAACGCAACGTTTCCGGTGGCACGAGTAGCGCGAAAAGGTGTTTTATCTGCGCTGTGCTTCCAACCGAATCTGTTAGAACGCCTATGGCTTTGACTAACCTCAGCCATTGGACCAGAATCCCCACCCTCCACGAGCATATCGATCTCCTCATGAAAGAAAGGGAGAAACTTGTAGATACAATCAGTGAAGCGCAGGAATCGGCTACGGTAAGGATTGAGTAATTGGTCACGGTAATAAATAACGACACTCTCAGTGCGGTAGATGCCATCATCGATCTTAAGTGTACGGTGATCGACCGGTGGGTCTTGCTTTAAAAGCTTAGGCTCCCCGTAGGACTGGCCCCATAAAATCTTCCCCAGATGTTTGAGGAAATACCCGCCGACGTGAACATCGGCCTGGCATCCCCCAGTGAACTGGTTATATGGGGCTCTCCATTGTTCCGGTGTTGTACTACCGGACGGGTCAGCGACTGGACCGTTTTCGCGGTCACCGTCGCCGTGCTTAGTATCCATCTCTCCCAAAAGGGGTACGCTCGAAGCGTTAAAAGTTGGTGTTTCACATACATCGATGACGACTTGATCGGCGTCACCGGCATCCTCCGAGGAGGGAACTGACGATCCAACAGGACCGTTTAGGCGTAGATCTTCTTGAACGGCTTCGCGGATCATGGCCATTTGCCCTACACTGAGAACGGGGTGCTCAGTGGCTTGAGGTGCGACTTCAATGGGGGTTGGCGGTTCACCCTCACTGATGTCAAGCGGTTCGCCAAGAAAGCTATCCGCGATATCCTCAAGCGCCGGCATTTCAGGGTCCGAAAAGTAACTCTCTCCGACCTCATCCACCTTCGTAAAAACGACAGGCTTACCAGCAATTTTGGGCTTATGACCAACTTCGTGGAAGTGAACGTCCAACTTGCACTCCATGAACTGGGCACAAGGGTCATACTTTCCTCTGATCTTACCTTTACGGTGTTTTTCCTGATTTCGGCGCTCTTGCCCCGTGGAGGGTTCACCCTTAACGCGGTGGAAATGCGGATCTTGACAAGCGCTAACGATTGGGCATTCGAGGGCTTCCATCTCAACCGAGTTGATGGTGGGACCGTCTTTAACCTCTACGCTAACACTTTTCTTTTGCCATTTCTTTCCTAACGTGCGCAAGAACTCGGGGGTGTAGACATCCGGATCAGCCACAAAACTCTCGTAAGGATCGTAAAGATCCTCCTCTTCGTCGAAAGCTTCCTGGAACTGTGAATGTCTAACCCGGGCTGTTTTGCGGTGTTCTCGGGTTGGCCTACCAGTGACAACGTGTCTGGGCTTCCATCTAGCCCCACCACGCAAACTCTTGGAGCTGCCGTAACCGTCTTCAGAATTACGCATCTGGATCGCGGAGGATTTACTCCCCTGTATTCTTTCGCCACCACTGGCTATCCTCTGGGCTGTGGGAGGACGTGATATACCGGCACTCGGCGCGGATGCCTGATCCGCTTTATACTCCGCAACAACGGAGTTACCACCGACGCTGTGCGCGCCCTTAGCCTCGTGATTTTGACGAGACCTCGTACTCAAGGTTTT